AAGTTACTATCAACAGGACGAGGAGCGATAGACTTCCAGAAGACTGTTGAATTTGTCAAACCTAAGGTTTGTGAGTCATACCAGTCAGTTGAAGTGGCAACGTCGATACCAGCTGTGAAACCAATAGGATTACCTGAATTATCCTGAAGATATACATTGTCAGAATCCAAGATGGAAGCTGCTGTATTAAACTCTTGATAATTGATTGGTGTTACGGCTCCAGGTGATACTGCGACCGATTCAATTCTTGCTTGACCAACAACAGAATCAGTCGTAAGACCAACTCTATCAAATGTGACAGCGACTCCAACTCCAGCTGCGGCTTCGATACCCTTGTCGAGTGTGACAAATGTTCCTCCAACACTGACGACTGGCGCTTGAACCAAACCAGCTCCAGTGAATACGTCTCCAGTAATGATTCCAACGATTGAGTCAACGAATACTGTTGTAACTCCAGCTGATACATCAGCTGCTGTCAATGCGATTGAAACGTTAGTAGTGGTCACATTTAGTGATTCACCAGACTCGCCAATAGGAGAACCTACATCAACAAAGGAAGAACCAACACTTGTGATTACGTTTCTTGTGTATCCTGGTTCACCAGAGTATGATGGGAATGAAATGACATTTCCAGATGTGACACCTGAAACACTATCAAGGAATACTCTTGTTGTTCCGATTCCACTAGCTGTCTCAGCAATTGACACGTTAGTAGAAAGTACGTTAGTGTAAACTGATGAACTATCAGCAACTCTCTCAAGAATCTTGACCTCGAAAGTGCTATTGCTATTGATCGTATCAGTTGTAACCCCAGTAATGATACCTCTTACAACACCAGTGAATGATGATGTTGAACCATCACCAGGAAGTGTGATAGCTGTTTTTGGTGCTGTGACAGCGTAACCTACCTGAACACCGTAGTTAGCCAGGTCATTAGTATTAATACCAATGATTTGGTCAGACTTGTTATCGATGAAACATACCTTGAGGTTATTAGCCCACTGACCAGGGTTTCTGGATGAGTATGTAAAGTCTGTTGAATCTTGGTAGTTTAATTCGAAGTCATCCTTATTCTTAATAAGGAGTGATGCATCTGAAGCAGCATTAACACCAGCATTAGCATTGTTAAGGTTGTCGTTGCTGGTTCTAACAACCTTCAAAATTCCACCATATGTCAAGAATGAACTAGCAGTCATCCAGTATTCATATTGTCTATCTGTAGACAGTGGCTTACCGAAGGTATTGATGAGCTCCTGTTGAGTTCTGATAAGATATGGTTCGTCAACGGGTCCAATAGGGAAAGGACCAGCGATTGCACCGATATTATCAAGAACGTTTTCGGCTCTACCGACTGTAAGATCAACCTCTCTGACGATTACGCCTGGAGATAATTGAGGAGTCGCCATGTTTCTCTCCCTAAAGTTCTCAGTTTATCTGAAAATATTTATTAAATAAGGGGTTTTCAGAGACGTGAACAAGACGTGAACATCATTGTCTACTCTTCTGTATTCGTTTAATCGTACACTTCTTACATTCGTATGAATATGATGATGCAACCTGTCCCTTATCTTTTCTCGTTCTGTAAAAACCTTCGATCAAGTTTTTAGTTTCACCACAACAACGGCACTTTCTCTCCGTAAGAAATAGATGGTTGACATCAAACTGATCGTCTAAGTTCATTACCAGGAATCCCACATGTAAGACATATTCTCCATGGTTTCACCATACCCATCCAGGGTTGCCTTAGTCCATCTATCACCATCAGCAACAAATGTATCCTCATCCAGTCCATCACTGATGAAACCAAATGGTGCCATGTCTGCCTCAATCTGTTCTTTCTGTTCTTGATATAGTCTCTTTCTAACATCCTGGTCAGTCAGTTCCTTGAAGTAGTCCTGAGCAACCAACCAGGCATAGATGACTAAACACATCGCTAAGTCATCATTACAACCTTCTTCTGCCTCAAAGGAGTTATGTTTCTGAATGAAGGTGGTGAGTTCCGAAATGACCTCATAATCATTGAAGATGAGTTTGTCTTCTTCAATCATTGTCTTGAGGTTGAGTGAACCAACCTTCTTCACAGTCTTGGACATCTTCACACCCAACTGTGTTTTGTTTCCAGAGAACCCTTGTCCTACAATCTGACCTGCTCTACCACGCATCGAGCATTGAAGAAGGTTTGGATACTCTAGGTCATAGTTCAGAATACATGCAACCTGGTCTCCTACATCATTGACCTCACATAGAATCCAGGCATCGTTATATGACTTGGCTACCTCAAAGATGACACTGGGGAACAACATAGGTTTAATCATGTTATCCCTATACTTTGCCACCATCTTGTGAGGGAAGGAGGTTATATCAACAACCACAAAGGCAGAGTAATCACCACCCACACCACGAGCAACGTCAACAGTTACTGCATAGTCGTGATCTTTCTGTGGTTCTTGGTAGATATCTAATCCAGCATTCCTTTGGATGGGGTCTTCATACACCAGTGACTTCAACTTACTTGGTGCAATCAGAGTATCAACTGATCCCAAGAATTCGCAGTTATGAGATACAACACCATTAGTATTATATAAGTTTCCATCCTCTACTTCTAATAAGTCATATAGATCAATAGGTTCCTCAACAATCTCACTATAAACTACTTCTTTATGTTGTAATAAATCTCCTGTTTTTATTGTGTGAGCTTTAACTTGCTCTTCACCAAAGGAATGGTCTAAAGAACACTTTATTTCACTATCATCTCCAAAGATAATCCATTGATAAACTGGTTTTCTTACCTTCTGAATACCTGCAAATTTTTTAAATCCTCTTGGTGTTTTTACCTTAATGGACGAGTTCAGTTTATACATTAGTCCAAGATTTATATAGAATGATTTTGTGTAAGTTGCTGGGGGTTATGCCAAACTCTTCTGCGTAGTTCTTTGAAAATGCTCTCTCATAAGGAAGAACTTTACCATTGGGTTGAATATCACCAACACCTTTTAGTCTTGGTTTTGTATTATATAGATTCCTTATAAATCGGACTTTTTCGGGAGTTAGTTTTGATGAATGTATTTTGCCTTTACGGACATTACTCATTTTACTGATAGTTTCTTCACTGAAGCAACCACTCTTACCTTTATTCCAGGGAATATTACCTTTCTTTACTCCACCAATATTAGTTCTTCTGTAACCATCAAATCCTTCTCCACCTGAACTCATATTCCAACCATTTTTATATGTGTTGTATTTGGCAATAGTATCAATCTCAAACTGCTTGGCATCTTCTGCAGAAAGATTCTCTTTGATAATGACAAAGTTGTGGGGTGGTTTTTTGTTTTTATGGTCTCTTTTACGAACATCAACCTGTGTAGTTTGACCGACATACTTCACTACTCCATCATTATCCACGAGTGCATAAATGGTATACATTATATTATCTCAACTACTATTAATATTTATAATCCTATGAACTTACATTCTATCGTATAAATCCTTGATTGTAGTAGTTTCCACACCATCCTCACATTCTATTTCAATGTTTGTGTCTCCAGATACACACTCAAACTCAATTTTAAACTGTTGTTCTGACGTGTTAGCAATGGTCTGTTCTTTCCATACAGCATCCCTACCTGGCACCTCAGACCAGTGAACGTCAGTGGGAACATAATCATTCTTCCCTTTCTCCGCGTCGTGCCACATTCGGTAGAAGTGATTCATACCATGTGGCGTTGATACGATAATTACTTTCGTTGATTTACCAGAAGTAATAGTAGGATAAACAGATGCAAAGAAGGCATCAGCGATGTGGTTAGGAACGAACGCGAATTCGTCGAGGAAGAGGATGTTAAACGACATACCTCTGACAGCACTCGCAGATGTAGAAGCTGCCAATATCTTACTGCCATTTTCTAATTCAATGTTACCTTTGTTCCATACAAGTATACCCTGTTGCATCCATTTTGGTAAGTTTTCGTATGCAGTTGCCAATCTTGCTAAGAGTTCTCTTGCAGTGGATGCCTTGTTAGCAAGAATGCCGATATTCACACTATCATTAAAGATAGCATAATGGAGTAGGTAAGAAACTACAGTTGTAGACTTACCTGTCTGACGAGGCATCTTACAGATATTAAATCTATTTTCGTGGAAGTTTGTAATTAATTTTTCTTGAAAGTCATATGTCCTGAATGGTTGTAGACCATGGTCAAGAGTAACAATCTTCACATAGTTCTGTGCAAAATACACAGGATCTTGCTTACACCTAATATATTCTGCAATATTGTCTTCTGTGAACTCAATGGCTGTGTTAGCCTTCTTTAAATTTGGATTTCCCAAATATTGTTGGTCAGCTGCCATAACAATACCCCCTTTCTGGTCCCCAATTTTTCATTCTGTAATTAATTCCTTGTAATGTTATCCCAAGTGCATTAGCTGCTTCTTGTTGGGAAACATATTCAACACCTTCAATAATAACTTTCTTACTATTGGGGTGTTTTTCACCACCTTCATAACTATGCCCAACATTTCTACCCTTCAAGGCTTCACTTTTTTTGCGGCGTGTTTCTTCACTATCTTTTCTGCCTGTGTTATATTTAACAGCTTTTTGTAAATTATTCATAAACCATTCATTATTGTGCCAACCATATTGATGCATTGGTGGACTACAACTATAAAGATGCTCTGGAATAC